GGCCTGGAAACGATCTGGTACCCGCCATCCATGATCCATGAATCGTAGGGGAAACGGTCGGTGTTCTCGGCCCACTCCCACAACGGCTCGGCGTCCATGTCTGCCCCCGTCTGTGACAATCCTACCGATATGCACGTCCAGTCGTCAACCTTCGTTCACTGTGAACGCACGCTATCAGTCGCCGAAACATACGGGAGGCAATGGGTTACGTGGGATATGATGATCGTCGCCGTAGCCGCCGTTGTTGTCGTGGAATCCCTCAATCCGCATCAGGTCTCGGCGCTGGCCCCTGTCCTTCAAGATCGCCCGGCCATCCTTGGGGTCATACTCGACGTGAACCCCATGCTTCTTGTTTCGCGCCATGACCTCGGGGATTTGATCGGGGTGAACCGCCAGCGCGTCCGACTTCATCGGCCAACAACTCGGCGTGTGTCCCGTAGTGAGGCCGATCGGCTTCGAGCGAAACGTGGCGTCGAACTGCTCTTTGGTCACTTCGACGCCATCGACCTTGTAGGTACAGGTGCCGTTGTTGTGGTAAACGACTTGGCCCTTGCGCCCGCTCAGGCCATTGCTTCCTCCAACTGTTCCTCTTCCTCCTTGTCTTTTTTGCGCCCCTTCTTGGGCGTTTCTTTTGCCGCCAGCAGTTCGCGCAACTCTTCCATTTCCGCGCGGAGTTTTGCCAGTTCGTCCTGATCCTGTTCGGGCTTTTGCTTTGGTTCTTCCCATTGCTTTCCTACCTCGTTGGTGGGGAAACCATCGATGTAGGTTTCCATCCAGACAATGACGTTATCGTGAATCGTGGTGCGAACCTCGACCACGGCCTTGCCGCCCGGTCCTTCGCGCTCGATCGCCTTCTTCTCCTCATTGAACCATGCCTTGCACTTCTGGATCTCTTGCTGCGCGCGGTCAAATCCGCCCGCTGAAGCGCCGAAAGTTCCGTGCAGGCCGGTCTTGGGACCAATCTTGTCCACCTGGAAAGTGCCCTTGTACTCAGGGTTCAGCTTGTACCAGACCTTGTACTCGACCGTTTTCTCGACGTGATTCATGGGAACTCCTAGTAAGCGTTCTTCTTGCCGTTCGATCCGCCCGACATTTGAGCGGACATGCTGTTGTCCGTTTCCATTTCCTGCGACTGCCGCGATTGACCGCCAATCGAGCGACGGGTGTATGTCCTCTCCGTACTGGCCGGCTTCGAGGGGCTATCAGGGGTGGAATTGCTCTGTGCCTGCATCACGTCCCCCTGCATCGGCAGGATTGTTTGCAGGTCAGGTGCATCCATGTTCTTGCCGAACATCGCAAGAAGCTGGGTAAAGTCGATCGACAAACCCTGCTGCATCGCCATTTGCATGAACGGCTGAAGCGCGCTCAATACCTGCATCACATCTTTCACTCGCTGCTGCGGTGTCGTGTGGCGCATCGAATAGGGGTCGATCTTGATGTCCGGCTTTGGTCCCAGGCGCCGCAAGGCGTTGGGGTCCGGGTGATCCCAGGGGTGGACTTGCCGAACCAAGCTGATGTCGGGCAACCGCGGGTCAGCAACCGGAGCCCGCATGATGAGTTCAGGGTGATGCCACGCATACCAGAGCATCGAATCGGCGCACTTCGCCACGAACGCCATAGTCGCATCTTGCATCGAGGCGATCTGTCCATTCGACTGTTGGGATAAAAGTTCCTCTTGGCCGAGGGTCGAAGCCTGCGGGGACAATCCGCCCATCGTGGCGAGGTTGCCGGCCTGTTCCATGAAGCGGGTAATGTTCTCTCGGACCCAATTAAACAGGCCCGCGTCGCCACCGCCCTGAACGATGTCCTGAACCGCCTGCGCGTTGTGCAGCGGAACCGAATCCCCGTCCTTCGCATCGCGCAAAGCCTCACCATCTTCGGGATTGTCGCGTGAACAAGTGGTGTTTTTCTTGAGCCGTCCGAACTGCCGACCGAGTTTTCGGTAGCCTTCGTTCGCCATTTCATGCAAATCGACGAGATCGAGGACTGGTCCCTTGGGGATCGGGTTTCCGGGGATCAATCGCAAGGGAAGCTGGATATAAGGCCCATAATCCGGCCCGATCCAGCGTTGGACTCTCAGCGCGGTGGGCTCTTTGCCCTCCCAGGCTGAACTCGGCCCGCTCAAATCGTGTTCGGAAAAGGTCTTGATGACCTTTTCTTGGGGCAGGTAGAACTCCCAAAGGTCTACCATGTCGTACAAATCTTCGTCGTAGCCATGGTAATCCCGACCGATTTCGCCGATCCGCTCATCACCCTGCCGGTTGTAGCTGATCTGGTGCGAAATCTCCAAATTCTGCCGCGCCTTTTTGTCGAACTGGTCGAAGTTCATCGCAATTTCCATCGGCATCCGGTAGCGATGCCCGGTGAATTGCGCCTGATTGAACTCGTCCGCGCGGTGATCTTGCACCCAATTATCGAGATCAACCCTGGAAAGGAGCGGTTGGCCGGCCTGAAGCCCCCAGCCGTAGGCCGCTGCGTCTGCCGGGGTCGCAATGCACACTTTGGCGATGCCGACCGTGAAAAGAGCGTCCAGAACAATCCGGCTCATCGTGCTTGAGAAGTCTTGCCGCACAAGCTCATGGTTCATCCACGTTTCGGCAGCAGCCACCGCGGGCTTCTGGTCCCGTTCAAAGGTGGAGAGCATGACGCGCGGGTTCTTCGAGATGAGATTGCGCGAAACAATATCGACGTACAGAGCGATCAGGTTGACGTAGGTTTTGCGAAGGTAGGAGTTTTGCGAGTAGCGGTTGCCGGCCAAGTGGCGCACGCACCTTAGGCGCTCTTCGCGGAAGAACTGCATGACGTGCCGGGCTGTGTCTGCAACACAACAAAGCCGGTTGTCCGAGGACTTGAACTTCTTGCCCACCTAACAGCCTGTCCCTTGCCGGGGAGGAGGCTTAGACTTCCAACTTGGGATCGCCGACCTTGGGATTTGCCGGGGACAATTCCGCCCCGCAAGCAGTACAGACAAAGACCTCAACCCGAAAGCACATCGGCGGTTGGCCAATGACACCGCCCGGAGCCGGTCCCCAAGTGACGTGGTATTGCAGATCGAATTTGTCGTGCCCGCAATGGCAGCGCTTCATATCGGAGTGATTGACCTTGGCAACCGCGATGCCTTGCGGAGTCTGGAACTGGAACTGGTGGGCTTTCTCTTTGACCGCTTCCTGAATGGCTCCGTTGAAATCAAGGCCCATGTTTTCCCCTCGCTTGAAAGCGTCTCGCACGAATCTACGTTTGCCGCTCATGCCCAAACCTCTTCTTCTTCCCGTTCGCGCTGACTGTGAAGCCACTCCCGGAACTCCCATGATCCCGGCCTCGGCGATTTTGTCTCTTCCTTCTCCGGGCCTTCGTATCCAAGGTCGCGGATCATCTTGTTCGCCAGGGCGTCGGCGACCACCATATCTCCGTGATGAATCTTGGCCCCCGATCCATCCATCTTGGCCTGTCCCTTGGGCTTGTAAGCCACGCCTTCACCTGTGCCAGTGTAAACGAAGTTCAAGCACTCGTCCAGAGCAGACTCGCTACGGTTGATGCACCGACCGTCGTAAAGAGCCGCCCGGTACTCCGTCATCAACGCGAAAAAAGACTTCCCCGACGTACTCTGCCCGGCCCGTCCTTTGTTGTCTCGCGGCCTCCCAGAAATATCCTCGTCCCGCCGAATAAAGAATGGTCGGTAGCCCAGCTCCCTGATCTTTGAGTCGAACACCTGAGCGTACTGGATTTCCCAAACCAGCATCGGATGGTTGCCGTTTTCGTCCTTGAAAAGTCTCAACAAAGCGACCACAAAAATGGCGAAATCGGGCTGGAAAATGTGAGCGTTCGCGTACTCCAAAACCTTCTCGCCCGTCCTTGCGTTCATAACCGAGATGCACGACGGGGAGGAGCCTACCCCGGCAGAAATATCCACCCCTGCACCCGCGCGCATCATCGGCAACTCGCACGGTCCTTTCGGGTTGATCCACAGCTTTATCAACCCGTCCCTGTCTTCCTGAAGCTCGATCGGCTTCCCGTTCTTCTTGTCGTATGACAGGCTTCCCCGCCATCGAGGTTCCCTCCCATGCTCGGCTTTGAGTACCCCAATCCGATACGCCTCAAAGAACTGATCCCCGGCCCCCCGCGGGTCAATGTCCAGGTTCATCGCAATGTCGCGCTCTTCTCGACGCCGACACTGTTTGTCGTACCATGGCGAGCGGATACCAACGCACGGACCCCCGGACGGCTTCACTTCCCGGACGAAGCTGAACTCCGGTGCATAATCGAAGCAGGCGTCCGTCTTCCACATTCCATCCGGCC